GATTGAAGAAAAGGTTTCAGAACATTTGCAGAAGAAGGGATTCAACAAAGACTATTCCGCAACAACGGATGGTGAAATGTGTGAATCAATATTGGATATGTTATAGAAAGCATCTTGCAGAATTGCAGGGTGCTTTTTTAATACAAAAAAACAAATGCGAGGTATACAAAAGTGAGAGAATTTATCTGTACTTATTGGTTGGAAGTGATTTTCAGCTTGGTGATTTCCGGGTTGTCATTTGCACTTTCCTTGGTGGTTGCAAGTGTCAAGAAGAAAAGCAAGGAACAGGATGCAGTCAAAGAAGGTGTGGTTGCCATACTGCATGACCGACTATTCCAAAGTGGAATGTATTTCATTAATAAAGGTGAAATCGGTCTTTCGGAATTACGGAACATTGAAAGAATGTATGAAGCCTACCACAATTTAGGCGGTAACGGAACCGGAACTGAAGTGTACGAAAGGGTGAGAGAATTGCGGATTGTGAAATAAGGAGAAAGCAGCCTATGAAAATATTAATGGTCGGGTTAGCAGTAGCGGTGGCAATCGGATTGGTGGTTTTCGTTGCTTCTGCTGCTTTAATCGAAGCAAAATCATATATTGAGTTTTTATTTGAACAGGGGGCGAGGAAATGAAGAAGTGAATAAATGAATTTGGAAAAATACTGTTGATTGTGGACTATTTGATATTAATAGTCCTTTTTTTATGCACAATCATATTTCCTGACATTGATTTTGTGACAATAGATGTGGCATGGATGGCGCAAATTGCGGTTTCATCCGGCTTCTATTATTGGAAAGCAAAGTCAGAGAACAGGACAAAGGTGCCAATCAAGGTGATCCAAAGCCTTCCCGAAGAAGTGCGAAGTGAACTTGATATGACACAAGTAATTATATCTATCATTCAAACAGAATAGGAAGGAGAAAAGAAGAATGACAGTACAGGTTTTTTTGTTGTTATTAACCATCTTATCAATCGTCACAAGTTTATTCACGGAAGGTATCAAGAAGTTTCTTGATGCCATGATGGTGAATTATGCATCAAACGTATTGGTGCTGATTGTGGCGGTTATCGTGGGCGGTGTTGGAACATCCGTGTATTATTTATGGAATGATATCGCATGGACTTCCCTGAACATCATCTGCATCTTTTTAATGGTGTGCGCTAATTGGTTAGGCGCAATGCTTGGATATGACAAAGTAATTCAGGCTATTTCGCAGATGGAAGGAAAGTAAGCATGAAGAAGAAAATCGCAAGCATATTTCAACAATTATTATTATTGATAATTGTTTCAATGATAGGTGGCTTTTTATTCTTTGCGCCATTTATGGCTATTGCGATTATGCGTGATAATGCCAATGCAAACATCACACAGCCTGATATTGATGTGCAGGAACAGATTCAATCAGAAACAATGATTCAATAGAAAGGATGATGCTATATGGCAAGTAAAGCACAGGTGAAAGCATTCATAAGAGAAGTCGGAGCCGCAGCACTCAAAGAAGCAAGGGAAAGAAAAGCAGCCGGGAAGAAATGGATTCTCCCGGGAATATGCGTTGCGCAGGGTGCGTGTGAATCCGCTTGGGGAACATCCAAAGCAATGGTGACAGCCAATGGATTGTTCGGCTTCAAGGTTGGTACAGGTGTTAAGTATGGGGATGCGTGGAAAGGCAAGTCATACAACACACGAACAAAGGAATTTTACGGTGAGTATGTTACTATCCGTGATAATTTCAGAGCGTATGACAGCGTGGAAGATGCGATTGCTGACTATATGGATTTACTTTGTGGCTTATCAAGGTATAAAGAAGCTGCAAACAATCCAAACGCAAAAAGCACCATTACAGCAATCAAGGAAGGTGGATATGCCACATCCCCGACATACATTAATACTATTATGAGTATTTACAACAAATATCCTGAAATTGCAGCATTGGATGCTGAATTTTTAGGAGCAGCAAAGCAGATTTCCTACTTCCCCAAATGCAACAAGGAAACTATCAGCATTGTGGAAGGGTTGAAATCCGTGAAAGCTGATAGTGATTTCTCATACAGAAAAGAGATTGCCGAAGTAAACGGCATAACAAATTACAAGGGAACAGCCGTACAGAACACAAAGTTGCTGTATCTGCTGAAGAATGGAAAACTTGTAAAACCATAACTGAATATTGATTTCAAGGCATCCGACAGGGTGCCTTTTATATCGTCCAAATGCCGTTATGACAGTTAAAAGATTCGGTATTATGCCCTGATGCAAGGCAGATAAAAGGCATCTTCCACCGGTGGCACCGGAGATAAAAACAGCGGAAAAAGAAAGGAACGATATGGACTTTTTAAAAGAAATCTTAGGTGAAGAACTTTTTGAACAGGTTGCCGAGAAAATTAACAGTTACAACGGCAACGAAGCAAACAGAGATAAGCAGGTTAAACTTGAAAACATTAATTCGGGCAATTATGTCAGCAAATTGAAATATGACGATATTTCACAGCAGTTGGCAGGCAAGGATGCAGAAATCGTGAACGCAAACAACCTGATTGCAGAGTTGAAAAAGGCATCCAAGGGTGACGAAGGAATGCAGCAGAAGTTCACAGAATACGAAGCGGAGAATGCTAAACTTCAGGCAGAACTTCAGGAAACAAAAATCAAGTCTGCAATCAAGGTTGCTTTGCTTTCTGAAAAAGCGGTTGATGTTGACTATCTGACATTCAAACTGAATGAAAAGCTGAAAGAAAAGGGTGAAACCTTAGAACTTGATGAAAATGAGAATATCAAAGGTTGGGATGATAAGCTGTCCGGCTTAAAAACACAGTTCCCGACAATGTTTGAATCCGCAAATGGCGCAAATAAGCGTGTTCTTGGGGATAACAGACTTAATGAAGGTGATAATTCTGCACAGGAAATCACCAAGGAACAATTTGATAAGATGGGGTATAAATCAAGGGTTGAATTGAGAGAAAGCAATCCTGAATTATACACGAAACTTGCAAACTAAAAAAACAAAAAAGAGAGGAAATGAAAATTATGGCAGTAGATTTGACAAAAACAACAACACTTGTGAATGGTGACGTATTCGATCCGCAGGTTGTATCGGATATGATTAATGCAAAGGTGGAAAAGAAAGCAGTGATGACCGGATATATCAAGGTAGATAACACACTTGAAGGAACACCGGGTTCAACCGTTACAGTTCCTAAGTGGGGATATATCGGTGCAGCAGAGGACTACACAGAAGGCACACCAATTGACACAACCAAGATGGCATTCACAACATCACAGTATGGCATCAAGAAAATTGGTAAGGGTGTAGCACTTACAGACGAAGCACAGTTGTCCGGTTACGGAAATCCTATGGGAACCGCAACAAATCAGATTGCAATGTCAATCAGCGAAAAGCTTGACAATGACCGTGTAGCTGTTCTTTATGAATCACCCAATGTATTTGATGCTTCAACAGCAGTTATCAAATATGCAGCAGTTGTGGATGGCATTGATATGTTCAGCGAAGAAGAAGAAAGCAGAAAGGTTATTCTGATTCATAGCAAGCAGAAAACACAGCTTAGAAAAGATCCCGAATTCCTTGCTGCTGATAAACTTGGCGCAGACCTTATGACAACAGGTGCAATTGGTAGAATTGCAGGATGTGATGTTGTTGTGTCTAACAAAGTAAAACTTGAAGATGGTGTTTACTACAATCCCATTATCAAGTTAAACAATGATGCAGAAACAGAAGATGATATGCCTGCAATCACATACTTCTTAAAGCGTGGAAACCTTGTTGAACATCAGCGTGAACCCGGTGTTGCAGATAACATCATCTGTACTGCTTACGGTATGCCTGCATTAACCAATGATGCAAAGGTTGTTATCTTAAAGACAAAAGAGAAATAATGAAAGGGGGAGTTCCCTATGATTATTTCAGTAGAAGAAGTAAAAAAGTATATAACAACCACTTTGGAAGATTCGGTGCTTGAAGTAAAACTTCAGGCACTTGAACTTTCCATTCAGCGGTACACAAACAACGATTTCAAGCGGTGCCTAACTGCTAAAGGGGAATATCCGGCCGATGTGAAGATGGGTGTTGTGAATATGCTGAAATGGGATTTGGAAAACCGGGATAAGGTAGGCATACAATCAGAAACGCTTTCCCGGCATTCAGTGACATATTTCAATATGGATGGGGATAATTCTTCAATGGGATATCCGAAATCCTTATTGGGATTCCTGAAGCCGTACAAACGGGCAAGGTTTTAGGGGGGGTGCTTGCATGATAGGTGGAAACACAACAATTCAAATTCAGATTGCCAAGGGAACAACTAGGGATGCAGCCGGAAGCCGTGTTCCAAATTGGGAAACGGTTCAGAGCATCCCCGGATTCCTTGACTTTTCAGCCGGGGATTCCAAGCGCACCACATTCAATGCAAAGATTCAGGAATCAACACATATATTCCTTGCTGATTATGTGCCACTTGCGGAAGGTGTAAAGGCTGAAAACAGCAGGGTAATTGATGAAGATGGTCTTGTGTATGATGTTATGGTATTTGATGATCCAATGAAGCTGCATAAGCAATGGGAAATCTATTTGAAGTATACAGGGGGGCAATAATATGTCCGTACAATTTACTGATAATAGTGCCAAGGTGAAGGCAGCGTTGAATGATGCTGCTATTGCCTATCTGTACGAAGCAGGCGGTGAACTTGAAGCACAGGTGAAGCGCAATTCAAGGGTTGGTGATACCGGACAGACAAAGAATGCGTGGACTCATGTTGTTGATGAATCCAAGGGTGAATGCGTTGTTGGAAATTCATTAGAGAACAGTATTTGGGAAGAGTTCGGAACCGGTGAATTTGCCTTGAATGGTGACGGTAGAAAAGGCGGTTGGTATTATCAGGATGAAAAAGATGGTACATGGCATCATACTTATGGTAAAAAGCCACACAGGGCATTTCAGCGTGCCTTTAACAGCCTGAAGAATGCGTTGATCCGCAGGGCAGAAGAAGTTTTGAAAGGAAGCATGAAATGAGCATAACAGAATACATGGCAGAAGAAATGGATGCCCTTGGAATCAATTACGATTTTGAGGAATGGAAAGGCGAGCCGAAATATCCATATATCACCGGTGAATATCAGGAAGCGGAATCATTGGATGAAGATGGTGAGCAGGAAACGCAATTCATTCTGAATGTGTTCGCAAGGGGCATCACTGCACACGGAGAATTGGAAGAAGTTAAAAAGAAAATAAAGAAGCATTTCCCCAAAATCGGGGGAAAGTTGGCAACCATTGGAGAAGGTTCAAGGGTTGCCATTTTTTATGCAAACACCTTGGGAAATATCCCAACAGGTGATGCAGACCTGAAAAAGATACAGATTAACCTAAAAATAAAGGAATGGAGCGTGGAAGAATGAGAAAATCAGGTATTACACAAACAACACCGAATGATTTAATACTGAATGCCGGTGTTGTATTCAAGAACTTCAAGTGGAAATGGAAGTTGGCAGCCGAAGGCGCAAAGAATGGCATCACAATCGCTGCTGATGATGAAAAAGAAACAGAAACAACCATTCATTTGAGCAAAATCACAAATCCGGGTGTTTCCTTCATTGCACTTGATGAATCATACACCACACCGAAAGTCGGTGATATTATCGTGGGTGATTGGGATTCTTCTGATGAATATGTACTTGGTGCAACATCCGGGGGCAACAAACTTTCACTTCTGTCAGAATTGATGGATATTGAAATTGATGGTGCCTTGGTTAAGGTTAAAGGCTTAACACAGAAAGTCGGTGAAACAGGTTCCCTTGAAACAAACCTTGCACAGCATACCAAGGAATCATTTATCAGGGCAATTATCGGAAAAGAGCAGGATTCTCTTATCAAGGGATATACACAGCTTACAACAAAATCGTTGCTTGAAGCATCTGATTATTTAGACAACATTGCCTTTGTAGGCACAATGTCTGACGGAACAGAGTGCGTGATTATTTTGGAGAATGCGTTATGCACATCCGGTCTTGAATTAGAAACAAAGAATAAAGATAAGGCAGTCCTGAAGGCAACATTTGAGTGCAGCGCAGACTTTGATGATGCACATGATACCCTGCCTATTTATATTTTCGTACCCAACAAAACAACAGCGTAAGGAGAAGATAACCTATGAGTAAAGCAATTAAGGAAGCAGAAGTGAAAGAAGTTGTGGAAGAAGTGGCAGAAGAAGTTGTGGAAAGACCGTACACCTTGCGGAAATTTAAGGATGCCGATTTGTTCCCATTATTACAGCTTCTTAGAAAACTTGGTATCAAGGATTGCAAAGAAGCAATCATGGCATCTGTCGCAAGAAGCAGAACCACTTTTGATCCCAATATATATGAAAGTGAGGATGCTAAAAAGTCAGCATTAAAAGAATTAGAAAAAAGCGTGAGTATTGATGTTGTGGTTGACCTTGCAGATTTTATGATATCCAAGATCGACACAAACAAAGATGATATTTATGCATTCTATTCCGGTATTGCCGGTGTTTCCGCTGAAGAAATCATGGAAATGGAATTTGGTACCTTGCCTTTGATGATTTATGATTCATTCAGTGAGGTAAAGAACACGGCTTTTTTCAAGGTGCTTACCAAATTGCTTTAATAGGTGAATATGAGTTCATGGACTTGTTATACAGCAGGTATGCAAGTCCTATGGAACTCATGAAAATCTATATTGACCAAGGGCGATTTGGTGAGTTTGTAACAGAAATCCTTGATATGGATTTCAAACGCAGGCAGGAAGAAGCCGAGAAGGAAGAAGATAATAAGCTGTGGACTGCATATCTGCTTAGTATGGCAGACAAACCTTTCAACGAATGGAAGGCAGGCTTGAAGCAGAAAAAAGAGCCTGTTTCGTATTCTATGACGAATGAGCAGGTGGAAGCAGTGAAGCAGAATGCAAAGGGGATTCTGAAGAAGATTTCCCCGACATAAAAGGATGAATGCTTATGGAATTGTTTAGATTGCTTGGAACAATAGCAATAGACAATACAGAAGCAAACAACGCACTTGCAGACACATCCACAAGGGCAAATGACACAGCCAATGAAACGGAATCAGCCTTTTCAAAGATTGGCGGTGTGGCAACGAAGATTGCAACAGGAATCGGAATTGCCGGTGCTGCTATTGGTGGTGCGTTTATCGGTGCGGTAGAAGGTACAAGAGAATACAGAACTGAAATGGGGTTGTTGGAAAGTGCATTTCTGACAGCCGGACACAGTTCTGAAGAAGCGAAAAGAACATATTCAGAATTGAATGCAGTGTTGGGTGATAGTGGGCAAGCAGTGGAAGCATCACAGCACCTTGCACTTATCGCAGACAATGAAAAAGAGTTGTCCGAACTTACCGGGATATTAACCGGTGTATATGCCACATTTGGCGAATCCCTGCCGTTGGAAGGCTTGGCTGAAGGCATTAATCACACTGCATCCCTTGGAGAAGTACAGGGAAGCCTTGCAGATGCCCTTGAATGGTCGGGAATCAGTGTGGATTCCTTCAATGAACAGCTTGCCGGACTTGCCACGGAAGAAGAAAGACAGGATTTGATTGTCAAGACTTTGAATGACACATACAGCAAGGCATCTGAACAATATCAGAAAACAAATGCTGATGTGATGGCAGCAAGGCAGGCGCAGGAACGGTTGAAGGATGCAATGGCAGCGGTTGGTGAAGTTGGTGAGCCTATCATGACAGCCATAACAAATGCAATCGCAGGCATGGCAGAAAAGGCGGTTCCGGTCATTGAAACCACAATAGAAAAGTTCCGGGATATGTCACAGTGGGTGAAGGATAACGAAACCAAGGTTCATGCATGGATTGCGGTGCTGATTGTGGCAACAACCACGATTGCCGGCTTTATTCTGTTGATGAAGTGGTCAGCCATTATGTCAGCAGCGGCAAATGCGATTAAGGTTGTGACAGTGGCGGTGAAGGCACTGAATGCAGCCATGAGAGCAAACCTGATAGGAATTATTGTGTCGGCTATTATCGGACTTGTAGCAGCCTTTATATATTTGTGGAATAACGTTGAAGGTTTTCGCAAATTTTGGATAAAGGCATGGAATCTGATAAAAGATGCTGCACAAAAAGCATGGTCAGCTATCAAAAAAGCGTTCAATAATATCGGTTCATGGTTCAAGGATAAGTTTGCACAGGTACAGAAAGCCGGTAAAGGTGCCATGGATAAGGTGAAGAAGTGGTTTTCCGATACATACCGGAGCATCACACGGACTTTTGCAAATATCGGTTCGTGGTTTGGTAGTAAATTCCGGTCAGCATGGAATGCAATCAAAAATGCCTTTTCCGGGTGGGGTTCTTTCTTCAGCGGTTTATGGGGCAAGGTGAAAAGTAAATTCGGATCAATCGGCACATCCATTGGAACAGCAATGGGAAATGCCGTGAAGAACGGAATGAACGGTGCCTTGTCAAAAGTAGAAAGTGCCATCAATAAGGGGATCGGACTGATTAACAGTGCCATCCGGCTTGCAAATAAATTACCGGGAATCAATGTGGGTACTGTTGGGAAGATAAGCCTTCCAAGGCTTGCAAAGGGCGGTGTCCTTGAACGTGGTCAAATCGGTTTATTGGAAGGTTCCGGTGCAGAAGCGGTTGTTCCGTTGGAAAATAACCGGGCATGGCTGACAAGGGTTGCCGAGGACTTGAACGAAAT